GGCAACATTCTTCCATAGTCCACCAAGCTCTCCTAACTCAAGTAGACCATAGTACCGATCAAGACCCCTATGATCATAAAATAAACGAATAGTGACATCTTTATTCTCCTTGCTTAAACGCGACTTAGCAGTCTTTGCCTTGATAAGGTTTCCAACGATTTCCGTTCCATCCTTCTCTTTCTTCTTACTAAGATAAATGATAGTACTAGCGGCATACTTGAGACCACTACCACCACCCATTTCTTTTGTAGGAACGTAAGAACCAATAACATCGTAGGTATGATTGGTAACAATCATTGGAATGTTTGCTTGACCAAGTTTCAATGTTAACATCCTAAATGCACCTTTGACAAGTTGAGATTTAGTCATGTCTCGAACTTGCTTATCATTCAGTGCGTCAGTAATCTCTTTCTCTGTGGATAACATACCCAAAGAGTCTAACACGAACATACAAGGTTTACGTTCGTCTTCTGGTGTTTTTAAATATATATCAACAGCCTGTAGTGCCTTCTGTCTAAACTGTTCAATTGTTACGACATTCACAACAACCAGTCTGGTTAAGTCAATCCCACGACTTGAAAGAAGAGATTTGTTAACTGCTGCCTCAGTGTCAAAGTACAAACAGTAACCGTCAGGATTACTATCCATAAAATTCTTAACCACAGCGAGACTAAAGAAAGTCTTCCCAGTAGAAGACTCACCAGCAATGGCAGTAATCTTATTCCCAGAAACACCACCAAATATGCTACCTGAGACCAGTGAATTAAGAACGTAAGAACCCGTGTCCACATAGGTTTCAGTTTCGTCGATGTCTGAGGCAAGTTGTGTGTACTCATCGCCAATCTCTTTTACAATATCGCGTAAGAAGTCCATCAGGCAAAAAATGAATCAAGGTTTACAGTTTTCTCAACATGCCATCCAATCGCATCAAGAATAGTCTTGAGTGGCTCTAAGAAGGCTTTGCTGAATTGTAGGTCATAGTCAATGTATTTGTCAAGACCAATCTCACTAGGGAAATCTGAAATGAACGAGATTACATTCTCTCTAATAATATTTGGTGTCTTGAGATAGATAAATTTAATCTTTTCACCATTGTTGATATAAGAATACTTGTTGGTCAATCCACACTCTTTAATGTAATGATTATATAGAAGTGCTCCACGAACATGAATGGGAGAACCCTTACCGTAGATAGTTGAATGACTCTTATGTTTCTTTACATCAGATACTGAACGAGGGAATGCAATGTCTTCTGGTCGCATCTTATTAAACTTTTTTCGAGAGTCTTCGATAAAGTTAATTACTTCATCTTCAGTCCCATTCATCATCAACTTAAGAGCATCCTTAATCATCTTCCTACATGGTGCAGGTGTTGATGACTTGACTGCCTCAATACCCATAATCTTCAGTTTAGGTTCTGAGTATCTTACACCTTCACTATCCCACACGTTGAGAATGTATCTCTTCTTTGCTGTCCATATTCCACGGTCTGCAATGTTCTCCCGTTTCATCTGCATCTTCTGGTCATATGCATTTACATACGTCGCAAGTTCCTGGTAAGACTCCTCAATAAAAGGTTCCAACTTCTCTTCGCAGATCTTATTAAGTATGGACACAACCTCAACCTTATTATCAGACTTACTAGAAAGAAATTTATCAACAATAGGTCCAAAGTTAATATAGATTGAGTCAGTGTCAGATGCAATGACATAATCCGTGTCTTGAGTTTGTAATAGGTTATTTAGATACCCGTTTACCTTGTTCTCAATCCACCGAATAGATGTTTGTCCTGAAAGCGTGATAGCTTCTGCATTAGCAAGTTTGAAGAAACGGAAGTATTGATTACCAATTGCACCATAGCAAGAGTTCAATGCAATCTTACGAGCCATCTGGAAGTTATTGAATTTGGCAATATCCTTCTCTAATTGTTTGGTAGGTTTCTTCTCATACTCCTGTTGGGCTTGGAGCATTTTCTTCTTATAAATCTTACGTTCTGCATACATCTTCTCCATCAACTCAGGCATGAACCCTCTGATGTCCTTACGGAACATTGCACCGTTTGCACACACTGCGTAGTCCTTATACATCTCAAAGGTAATCTCTTTATTCAAGATCCTATCAATGGTTGCAGAGGGATGTTTCTCCTCCACCAGGGTCTCTGGTGAGATGTTGTACTGCATCATCAGGTGAGGGTACAGGGAGTTCAAGTCAAACGACACCACCCAGTCATAGACACCAGGAATAGGTTGTTTTACATATGCACCTTCGTACCTCTTCTCCTTCTCACTTCTATCTCTAGGAGGTACAACAATATCTCTCTTCTTGAGATAATTATAGATGATGGTATCCCACATACGAACTTGGAACATCACATCAACATAGTTCACCTTGGCATCATATGCCATGGTCAATGCCAACTCAATCAGTTTCATCTTGTCTTCCATACGGTCAACAAGTTCCACGTCAACGATGTTATAGTCTACAAACTTCTTCCAGTTACCACGATAGAAGTCTTTGAAGGTATCAAACTCAGAGTGGTCAAGTTTCTTCTGACCAAGTTCTACCTCTGCAATGTAGTCAAGTCTATAAGATTCCTGAGCCTTATAAGTAAACTTCTTATAAAGTTCAAGGTAATCTAGAGTAGTGACTCCAGCAATATCAAATGTATTGAACTCTCTACCGTTGATAAAGACAGATTCTTGACTCACAATACCCCAAGGAGACAAAAGTTTTAACTTCTTGAGTCCCATTATACGATCGATTCTTCCACACAAGTATGGAATATCATACAGTTTTACATTCCATCCAGTCACAATCTCTGGTGGGTTTCGATTCCACCAGGCAATGAATGAGTTGAGCATGTCAATCTCATTTTCATAGTGGTAATAAGTTACGTTACTTTGGGATGGAGTATATCTATGTCTACCCCAGGTTGTAATCTGTTTGGTTGTGTAGTCCTGAACAGAGATAGTCAACATCTCTTCAGAACAAGAGTCTGGATCAGGGAATCCATTCTCTGCCTGAACCTCAATATCAATCGTAATCAGATTGATCTTTGTAATGTCAAATTTAATCTCATCTTCGGGATACTTTTCTGAGATATATTGAAATGCATATCTATCATTACCATAAATCTTGAAGTTATCTACACCATCATACTTCTTGTAGAACTCTCTACAGTCACGAATAGAACCTGGAATAATAGGTTCTAAATTTTCTCCCTCCAGTGTTTTATACTTTGACTCTCGGTTGGAGTTAACAAAGAGAGTTGGTTGGAACTCATCTTTGAACATAACCCTCTTACCATTTTCATAACCACGGACGAGAACATTGTCTCCAACCAATTGAATGTTCGTATAAAACTTTAACGACATAAATAAAATAACAGATTAAATAATATGGGATACATCTACCTGATTGAAAATCCTAGCAACCCTTCACCAGGCTCTCGTATTTGTCTCTCAGTTTACTATTGGGTTCCGTAATCGTCAAGATTTTGTCCGAGTGAATCATAAAGACGTTTTCAGTTGTGACGTTGATTAACCAAGGTTGTAATGTCATGGTCAAGTCATCACTTAAAATAAATGGTTCCGTCATTTTACAGTCAGGTTCACCAATTTCACAGGTTACTTCTTCAATCTGTGCTAATAGAACCTGTTGATTCATCAGAACTAACACTTTGAGATTCTCTAGTTTCATACTGGTCTACTCCATCTTGGTACATTGTTTTTAGTTGATTCACTGGTTCAGTAATTGTAACTACCCAGTCAGAAACCACAGGAATTACTTTGTCGGAACTTAGTGGCATCCATGGTTGAAGTTGAATTTTAGATGGAACTTTAGTATTACCTTCTGTCTGACTCATATCAGCAACAAGTTTTACCCTACAAGGATACTTAAGATAGTAACCAACTACCTTTTCCTCAAGAACCATTTCCTGAATGTCTGCGACTACATCTTCCCCAGACTTCAGAAGTAAAAGTTTTACGGTCATTTTTTTACAATTTTCCTAAATTAATTATACCAATAAAAAAGAGGGGTGTCAACTGCTAGTGGACAGTTACCCCTCTGCGACGACGATATTTACAAGGTAGCCCTCTATTATTTAGAGATACTCTTTACGCTGATGATGTTCTGGTACAACCTTTGTAAGGGTCACTGATAAAAGTCCGTCTTCAAATACGACGTTGGAGACTTCGGTGTCTTCAGCGAGGGTCCAGGATCGCTCAAAGTTTCTTCGAGCCAAACCCTTGTGGATAAACGTCCCTGTCTCGTCAGATGGTTCCTTTTCCCCCCTGATAAAAAGTTTTCCATACTCGGTGTAAGCATTTACTTCTTCCCTTTTAAATCCTGCTAGTGCAATTTCTAGACGTGTTTCAGTACTATTTACCTGAACTACGTTATATGGAGGATAGTTTTGAGTAGATGCGTTGAAAATTCTAGTAATGTAATCATCCATACCAATAGAATTTCTGGTAATCTGATGCATTAACTGATCCAAATCCGCAGCATTATACTTCGTTAGATTGGTCATTTTGAGCTCCTTGTTAAAGCGAGTTTGTGTTGTGTGGACCCTTACGGCATCCGATATATTTATAACGAAACAAAAAAAGTAGATACGGTATATACCGTATCTACCTATAAGGGTTTCCGACTTTTGTAGAGACCGCACGAAAGGAGTCTCACACTTATTTATTCAGACTCTTCAGTCTTACCTCTTTTACCAATGTTATATTTTTGTTCTAGAATCCATTCTTGTTTGTCCTTATAAGACAGAACTTTAATCTGATTCAGTGGTGCAATATCAAGAATTGAATCTTCTTTGACTATCGTAATGAGTCCCCAATCAGCAAGAAGCTTAGTAATACGATTCCTACGCTGAACATCGTTAATAGTAAGATTAGCGTGCTTTCCGTCTAATGCAAAAAGTTCTTTAAAACTTACAAGATAATATCTACCTTGCTTATGAAGAATATGGCAAGATTGATATAATTTTTTCTCCTTTCTTGATGCGACTCCGATACGAGTTAAAGTTTCACGAACCTTTAAAAAATCATCAGGTTCATTCAACAAAACTTCAATCATCATATCTGGAGACCATTTCACAATTGGTTCATTTACACCTGACATAATT